TGGGACGATGCCAAGACAAGCCAACTTATTAAGTACGGTTTTTTACAGAAAGATATTTATGTTCCGCAGACAGGAGGCGAGGGGGATTTCGTTGCGCTTGGCGGCATATTGTCGTCGCCGTTCTATTCTGCTGATGGCGAAGAGTTCAGGGTGAACATTGCGCTTATAGACTCAGGGCATCGGACAGGAACCGTTTATGAGTTTTGCCGGAGTGTTGGTTTTGCGCTCCCCTCTAAAGGGCAAACACATAAAAAGACACCATACAGCACCAGCAAGATAGACGTTATGCCGGGAACGGGCCAACTTATTGAGGGCGGCATACAACTTGTCAATGTGGACACCACCTTCTGGAAGGATGAATTGGCGAACAAGCTGTTAATCAACAAGACAGATCAAGGGGCGTGGATATTACATAAAGACGTACAAGATGAATATGCGCGGCAATACACATCGGAACTCAAAGATCAGGAGAAGGGAGCATGGGTACAAAGGGGAAATCAAGCAAATCATCTATGGGATTGCGGGGTACTTCAACTCGTAGCGTATCGAATAAGAGAGGTGCAAAACGTATGGAGCCAACTAGCGTACAGCCGAAGGCAGGAAAAAAGCGAGAAGTCGCAACCACCGCAGGCAAATCAAACAGCAAGGTCAAAGTTTATGATGTAAAAGGCAGCGGTGAATTTACTTATGTGCATGTTGCGGCCCGCCTTTTGTGTTGCAGCGATTCATTTGTCAGGGTGCTAATTGACGAGGGCAAACTCGTTGCCTTTAAACTTGGCGAGCGCGGTATTCGTGTCTCAAAGCAGTCAATCCAGGACTACATAAACGGCAATATCATCACCAATGAGTAGCACAAAAAATACACCGCACACACTTTAACACCACACAGCCCACCAGGCACACCGCGCCTTATACTTTTGTCATTCTGTATGGTCATATATTGGTATGGCATACACTCAGGAAGACCTCAACAACGTAAGCGCAGCTATTACTTCACTTCTTTTGAACCAGCGTAGGGTTAGTTGTACCATTCAGGGCAACCGAATCGAATACGCACCGGTTGACCTCCCGCAACTCCGGGCAATCAGGTCTGAAATCCAGTCTGAAATATCCTACGCTGATGGCGCATTAAACTACGTTCTTGTGCAGACGGGGAAAGGGATATGAACGCCCCAGCCGTCATACTCGATAGGCACGGTGTCCCATTACCAAGGCGAGAGGCAACCTTTGAGGGTGCTGGTGTTAGCCGAAGGTTCGCAACAAACTGGGGCCTTGATGTAGCAGGCCCGTCTTCATCACTTACTTACGCATTATCATCGTTACGGAGCCGTTCACGCAAACTTGGCATGAACGAACCGCAGATTGACGGCGGTGTAGATACACTAGCCGCAAACATTGTCGGCAAGGGGATCACCCCCCGCTGGCAGATTGAAAACGGTGAGTTAAAAAAAGATGTTCAGGCTCTGTGGTCTGATTGGGTAAAAACCGCAGACGCAGACGGGTTGACAGATTTTTATGGCCTCCAGACATTGGCAGTGCGGGCCATTATTGAATCTGGTGAGGTTTTGGTGCATGACCGCTATCGCCGCCGTGATTCGGGCCTTTTGGTGCCGTACCAATTACAACTTCTTGAAGGTGATCATCTGGACGAGACTTTTACAACAGTAAATCCCGATAACGGCAATACGATCCGTTTTGGCATTGAGTTTAACAATGCTGGACGCCGGGTAGCATACCACCTCTTTAAAGAGCATCCAGCAGAGATGTTCCTGTTCGCCGACAATAGCGCTCGCACACGCGTCCTCTCCAAATATATTCAGCATATTTTTAAGCCGTTAAGACCAGGGCAGAAGCGTGGTAGGCCGTGGCTTTCATCCATTATTGTGGCTATGCACGAACTTGGCAAATACGACGATGCAGAGCTTGTGCGTAAGAGTGCAGCGGCCATGTTTGGCGGTTTCATCGTCTCAAACGCCGGGAACCAGGCGAGTGGATTAGGACTCCCTGTTGGTACTGACGCCAATAACCAGACAATCGTTGCTATGGAGCCAGGCACTTTCCCAAAACTACCTACTGGAATGGATGTCAGGTTTTCGACCCCTGCTGATGTCGGCGGCAACTATGAAGCATTTATCAAGCGTCAAGAGCGGCGGATTTCCCGTGGCTTTGGCGGATTGTCCTACGAAAAATTCTCTGGCGATCTCACCGACGCATCCTATTCATCCATCCGTACCGGAACTGTCGCAGAGCAACGGGTCTGGGTGACGTTTATCTCAAATGTCCTTATCCCTGCTTTCTGCCAACCGATTGCTGAGAAGTTTCTGCGCCAAGCTATTGTTTCTGGGAATCTCCATGTACCGGATTTTGCCGCCAACCCGCAGAAGTACACCAGAATCAAGTGGTGTATCGACGGCTGGGATTGGGTAGACCCAGAAAAAGACATTAAGGCTGAAAAATTATCAATTCGTTGCGGAATCAAGAGTAGGTCGGAATCGGCATCCGAGCGTGGTCGTGACATCGAAGAAATTGACGCTGAGAACAAAACAGATAATGACCGCGCTGACGGGCTTGGCCTGTTGTACGACACAGACCCTAGAAACCAAGACGCGAACGGATCAAATCGCGACCATGGAGGCACACCTAATGGCTAGTATCGTTAATTTGCTATCAAGAGCGTATAACACGCCGCTCTACATCACCCCGGATAAGCTGGATGTCATTTTGGGCGTCCTTGAGCGTAAGCTGGATGGCGGAGCTATTAAGTCAAAATACTCAGTCGCAGAGAAACCGACCATGCGGCAAACCCCAGGGTGTATGGCGGTGATAGACGTGTTTGGCACCCTTGTCCATCGGGCAAGTGGCATGGACGCTATGAGCGGCATGACATCGTATGAGTCTCTTACACATCAGTTTGACGAATATATGCAGAATGACGGCATTGCCTCCATCGTGTTTCGGCTCGATACCCCAGGCGGGGAGGGCGCTGGTCTCTTTGAATTAACCAAACGAATCAGGGCGGCACGGGGGCAAGGGAAGCGTATCATTGCCTACGTGGACGAGGCGGCCTTTTCTGCTGGCTACGCCATTGCCTCAGCATGTGACACAATCGTTATGCCTGAGACGGCGGCGGTCGGTTCGATTGGCGTTATTGCCAAGCATGTTGACCGATCCAAGATGGAAGAAAAGCTCGGCGTTAAAGTGACAGCTATTTACGCCGGAGCGCACAAAAACGATCTTTCGCCGCACGAGCCATTGACCGATGCTGGGGCGGCCATTCTGCAAGAGATGGTTGATCGTGGCTATGAGACATTTTGCCAATCGGTAGCCGACGGCAGAGAAATGAATGTAGCTGATGTCAAAGCTACTGAGGCAGGTATCTACTGGGGGGCTAACGCTGTGAAGGTTGGTCTTGCAGATGAAATACAAAACTGGGATTGGCTTATGGTGGCTGGTCTTGAAATTAATAGCCCTGTTAAGGGGCGGAAAGGAGGAACTGTATGAAAAACCAAGAATTATTGGTGAAGCAGCTCAACGCCCTTATGAAGGGCGATGAGCCAGAGGTTGTTGAGGCTGCAATGGCAGAAATCGGTTATTTGCCAGCCAAAAGTAACGCTGATCCTGAGCAGGAGAAAGCGAAAATGGAGGAGGCGATAACCAAAGCAAGCGCTGATGCTGTAGAGGCTTACAAAAAGCAGGTAGCCGAAGTTGTAGATCTGTGTGCCGTGGCCGAAACTCCAGAGCTTGCGGGGAAAATGGTTGTCAGCGGGATGACCAGGGAGGAAGCGCAAGACGCGATTATGAAAGCAAAAGCCGATGCTGGTGACAATATTGTCTCCACCGTGTCGGGCGGTGCTGGAGAGTCCGTTAATTATCTTATCAAAGACGCCGAGTCGCGTCGCGTGAAGTAAGGGAGACCCAATATGGCTATTACAGAACAGAACAGATTGAATGACATCTTGAAGTGGGAGCAGGAAAAGCGCTACTCACGAGATGAAGTAACGGTTGCATCAGGCCAGAATTTGGCGCTTGGCACCGTTGTCGGCAAGGTTACATCGACCGGCAAATACAAGATATTGGCACCATCGGCAACCGATGGAACCAAGACCGCAGCCGGGTTCATGGTTGCCGACTGTGACGCAAGTACAGGCGACACCAAAGGGGTCATCGTCGCCCGTGACGCAATCGTTAATAATGAAAACCTTGTCTGGCCGGGCGGCATAACCGCTGGGCAGAAAACCACGGCGCTTGCCGATTTAAAAGCAATAGGGATCGTTTCGCGATCCGTAGCATAAGGAGATTAAGCAATGCCTACATTGAACCCGTTTTTAAATAACGATGCCTTCTCAATGGCATCCCTAACGA